GTGGTGACGGTCGGGCGGGTGATGGCCGCCCGGTCAGTCATGAGGGCTTCGGCGGCGCGGCGACCCGCGATCACGGCGGTCCGGGCGCTCATGCCCAACCACCCGCCGGCGTCGCGTCCGCGTCGCGACCCCCAAGCCAGGGCGCGGGGGTCAGCACCGGCATGTAAGCCCCCGAGGTGGACCCGTCCTGAGACAGGCGCGCCCACTCGTCGGCGGTGAGGGTCAGCTCCACAGCGGATGCGGCGGCGTCTAGCGTGTAGCTGTAATCGTCGATCCTCTCGTTGCGTTTCCCGTCTGGGTTGCGGGCGCGGCGGGCGACGACTTCGCTGATGACGTCGGCGAGGATCTGGCGGTCGAGCGCGTTCAGGTTGCCGAGGCGGGCGCTGATGATGCGCTCGGTCTTAGAGATCCAGTTGGTGATCTGGTTCTGCTCGTCAGGGTCTGTGATCGGGCGGCCCAGTGTGGTCGCCACGTCGATTACGGTCGCGTAGGCCACGGTGGGCCGCCTTTCACTCGTCGTCGGTGGGGGTGGGTTGCCCGGCGGGCGTGCGCCGCTCGTACCCGAGGCGCTCCCAGTACGGGAGTTGACTCGCGGGCACGGCGACGTGGACGCCCGCCGGGCTCGTCAAGTGGACGATAGTGTCGGTCACTTTCGGGCGATCTTGACGAAAGCGTCCTTGTCGGCGACCGTGAAGCCGTACTCGGCCTCCGCGCGCACGGCGACGAGGTTGTTCTCGTACAGCGAGACGAGTTCGCCGTTGATGGTGACGGTCGCCTCCGTGGAGATGTCCATGGTGATACCGCCGACAGTTCCCCACGCGGCCTTGGTCCAGTCGCCTGCGAAGCCGACGGTCTTTCCGTCGCCGACGTTCTCGTGCATGTAAGTGGCTCGGCCAAGGACGGAACCCGAGCGGAGAGCGGGCACGGTACCCGTGTAAGCGGCCTCGGCGAACAGCGGCTTGCCCGTCGTGTCCTTGGTGTTCAGGAGGTCAATCTCGAAGCCTGTATCAAAGGCAAACCCCGTGACCTTCTTCTTCGGGGTGCCCTGCAGGTTCAGGGCCATTGCCTTGACGATATCGTCGTAGGTGTTGGTGCCGGCAACGTTGCCCAGGGTCAGGGTCTTGGTCGTTGCGGCGAGGGTGGTCTCGAACGGCGAGGTGCCGTTGCCGTCGCCGCCCTTGTTGTGGAAAACGGCGAGATCGAAGGCCCGTGCGAAGGCCTCGGCGAGTAGGGCCTTCAGGGTCTCCGAGTAGCCGCCGGGGTTGGCTCGGATAACCTCCTGAGAGGCGACCGCGATTGCGGTGAGCTTCTCAGGCTTCATCTTCACCAGGCCGAGGCCGGCCTCGGTGGTGTGCTTCTTCGTGCCCTCAGCGGTCCAGTTCGCGGTCGGGCGCGACGTGACAACAGGGAAGGCCTGGCCCGAGGCTCCGAGGGGAACCTTACGGATGAGAGCCATTGCGGCGCTGCCCTTGGCGGCCTCGTCGAAAATGGGTCCGGCGAGTTCCGGCTTGATGAAGCCGTTAAAGTCAGAAAGCTTGCGTGCGGCGGTGATTGCCATTGTGGGTGCTCCCTTCGAGCGTGAGAATGTGGTGGTGGGGTGGGCTGCTCAGATGTCAGCGCCCGCCGACAGCCTCGATCAGCATTGCCGTGAGCGCGTCCGTGGTGGTCGCCGGTTCGGGCGCGCCGCCCTGCGACGGGTCGGGGCGCATAGCCAGCGGCGCGGGGGCCGCGTCAGAGGCCGGGGCAGGGGCGGGAATCGCGGCCAGGAGCTTCTCAGCGGACGCCGTGAGCTCCTCGGTGTTGCTGCCCTGCAGGAAGTCGGCCAGCGCGTCAGGGACGTGCATCGTGTGAATGACCTCAGCGCGGGCGAGCTTCGCCTGCAGGTCCGCGACCGTGGCCGCTGCCTGTTCGGCGGCGACGCTACCGGCGGTCTTGGTCTCGTCGAGGCTCACGGACAGGGCCGCGACCTGGGCTTCGAGATCCTTGACGCGCGCGTCGGCGGCCTTACGGGCGTCACGTTCGGCGCGCAGGGCCTTAACGCCGCCCTCGTTGAGGGTTTCCTCAGCGGCGGCCTCGTTGGTGTCCGGCGTCTGGTCGGGCGTGGGTTCGGTGGGCATGGGGTTGTGTTCCTTTCTCGAATCACTCGAGGGGGCCGCCCGCGCCGTCGCGGCGCGAGTCGGTGGCTTAGCGGGAGGCGCGCAGGAGGGCGCGCATCTGGGTCAGTTCGCCGTTGGTGGCTATGGCCGCGTAGTAGCGGGCCTCGACCTCAGCGGCGATCTTCGGGGTGAGGGGGTAGTCAGCGCCGCCGATGCGAGCGCCTCCGTGGCGCTCCTGCGCGCGCGGCGTCCACGGGTTGAAACCTCGCTGCACGTCTCGCCAGTCGCGGGTCGCAATGAAAACCCGGCGTTCAGCGGCGGTGAGGACCGACATCATGTTCGTGCTTCTGCTTTCGCGGTAGCCGCGAATCACACCGGACGACAATTGCCCTCGCCCGGTGATGTATCCGTAAGCACGCAGCGCCTCGACGGCCTGCTCACGGTTCGGATTCAGGCGATAGATCGTCTCCGGTGTTGGCCGCCGCTGGCCGCGCCGCAATAGCTGCCCAGCCCAGCCAAAACGAGTGACGCCTTCGTTAGTGAAAGCCCCCCGGTAGGCCATGTGTCGCCGCGCGTTGACGACCTGAAAAATGTCTGCGCCGTCGCGGATGGCCTGCGCGCCTGCCTTCGCAAACACCCTGTTTTGCTCCGCTTCGCTCATTCGGTTGAACACCTCGTATGGGTCGTCGAGCAGACCATTTGCGAAGGCCTCGGCTTGGTCGGCTGCCATGGTCGGCACATGCTTGCAGTCGCATCGTGGGTGACGCAAAAACCCTTGATTCCAGCGGTAAAAGCGGCCCGCAAGGATCACACACCGGCTGCACGATGGCATGTTCAGCATCCGCACGTAGCCCGTGCGTGGCCGGGCGGCGATCTGCACGCCCGCCGCGCCCCTGCCAGCGTCCGCGATCTCCGTTAGGACCATCATGGTCAGTTGCCGTTCACCGGCCTCGATGGCCTGCGCGGCGTCCATGCCCTGGCCGAATAGCCTGCGCGTTGTCCGTGCTGGCACATTTAGCAGTTTCTCGAGCCTGCGCCCGTCACCCGCCGCACCGGCGAACGCGTCCACGTCCACGAGGCCGTCAGGGGCCGCCCAGGTACCTTGTTCGCCGAGGGCTAGGGCGCCGCTGACGAGGGCGCTTGCCGCCGCCGTGCGCGGCGCTTCCGTCACCGCTGACACGACGGCGGGGATGTGTTCTTCCCAGGCCAGGCCGATATATCCGGGACCTAGTTTGCGCCACCGGCTGGTCGCTACGGCGAGGGCGCGGGCCTCCTGCTCACGGACCAGCCCGTAGTGGTGCCTAATCGCGGGCGGGATCGAAGCCATTGGCCGTGTCCAGGTCGTCGTCGGTCAGCGCGGGGGTGGTCTTTTCCAGGAGCCTAATCAGGTCCGGGTCAGTTTCCTCCTCGCGCAGGTACGCGCGTTCGGTTTCCTTGCGGGCGTCGTCCCAGCCGAGCTCGTCCCACGCGCCCTCGCGGCTAATGAGGGGCTTACCGCCCGCGAGCTTCTGCAATGCATCCGCTTTTTGGCTGAACGTCGGCGTCGCGGGGTCGTGCCAGGCAACATTCACGGCGCCCATGGGGACCGTGTGGCCCATGATGCGGGCCGCGATTGTCAGGGCGCGGGACAGGGCGGCGCCGCACTCGGCGTTGACACGCTCCACACGCTTGACCAACTTCGATTCCTCAGCGCGGATAGCGCCCTCAGCGGGGGGATTCGTCGTAATCAAGCCGAAATAGCGGGCGGGGAAACCCGTCAGGGACGCGGCGAGCTTCCCGTACAACTCAATCGTGCTGTGGAAGTTGCTCAGTTCGCCGGGGGCAAGCTGCGTGACCTTCGCACCAGCGTTCTGCAACGCGACAAACGGATTCAAGTAGTTCGTCCACGCGCTCGGGTCCGCGAAGTCGCTGCGCTTCGCGCCCATAATGATGCGCTTCGGGACAGCGTTCGTCTCAAGGGCGGCTTGCATCTGCGTAATCGCGCGGGCGGCGGCGTCCGTCACGCCCATAATGTCGTCCATCTCCGAGTGCCCGGTGGTCTCACCCGTCATCTGGCGATTGAAAGACGGGATCACGGGGACGACGCCGAGGTGATGCTCGTCGCGGTCCACGACGCGCCAAGCGCCGCCTACCGTCGCGTAGGTGGTGGTCGTGTCGGGCGTGTAGATCGTCGCGTAGCGTGTCTGTGTGCCGTCGGCGGCCTGGTCGGTGACGATACGCACCGCGTGCGTAATCGTCTTTCGCCGATAGTCGAACTTCACCGTCATTTGACGGGGTGATTCCACGCAAATGATCGGGTAATCGCCCTCCTGGTCACCGACACCGACGGACAGATAGGCCCGCCCGTAAATCAGGCGATCGCGCTTCCACTTGCACAACTCGGCGGCCAAGTCGTTCGCGTCGATCATGGCGCGCAGATCCTCAGCGACCTCGGGATGCGCGGGCACCATAATGCCGCGCACGTCCTGACGCTCCTCGATGGTGTCCACGACCACGCGGGGCCAGTTGACGACCGTCTCGAGGGTGCGAAGGGACGGGGGCAGCGCCAGACCAAGGTGCTGAAGGGTCTGGCGGCCCTCGTAGTACGCGCGGTGCTTGCGATCCGCCGGGGCCGTGGCGTTCAGGGCGTTCTCAGCGTCGGCGAGGAGCTGCGCCTCGTCACGGGTGATCTGGTCAGTCATACGATGTGGTGTCCTTTACCAAGCGAAACTGATTGCGCCGCCGGCCTCCCAGCCTTCGGCGTGCTCATCCGCCGCGGCCTCGTGCGCCAGAATGTCGGCCATGAGAACGTCGATCTTCATGTGCTCAGCTGGCTTGCCGAGGATGAATTTGTCGCCCGGCTTAGCGACTTTTCGGGCGTGGAGGGCGCACAGCTTCGCGGTCTCGTCCGGGGTGTGCGTGGTGAGGCCTTCGGCGAGGTCCTCACGGAACCGCACCAGCGCCGCGAACATGCGGGTAATCGAGTTCGTAGGCCACTGGACCACCACGTAATCGCCGTAAAGCTGTTCCCAGTGGTCGATCTGGGTTTCCCAGTGCCTCGGGTCGCAGTAGAACCGTTGAACCGTGTACCTGTCCATGAGTTCGGCGACCGCCGCGTCAACCTCACCACGCGGGATACGGCCCTCGGGCCACTCCTCGGGGTTCCACACGGTGGGCCGCTGATCGGGGCCGTACGTGGGGGTGAATCGCAGGCCATCGACGGTTTCGGCGCGAATCGCCGTCCAGTCGCCAGACCGCGAACCGTCAAACCCGAGGGCGATTTCGCAGCCCGGTTCGGGCTGGGTGTCGCGCGTCTGCCTATCCCACACCTTCTCGGTGAGATACGAGCCCTTGCCCTGGACGAGGCGGTTCCCGAAGAATCGCTCGGCCTGCGTCGGGTCGGTTTCCATGAGTTCGTCGACCTCAGCGTCAATGGCCTTGGGGTCAACCCACGGCGACGAGGCGTACACGAATCGGTGGATCTTGGAACGATCCGCCTTCTTCGTGTAATCCCAGTCGAGCGGGGGCTTTTCGTAGAACTTGAAGATGTCCCTGGCCCTCGACTGATACGCCTGCTGGGCCGCTGAATCTTCCATGGGGTCCCAGGGGTTTGTCAGCTCGATGGTTCGGCCCTGCATACCTGCGACGGCGCGGCGGATGGTTTGCCAAGTATTCAGCACGCCCGATTGTGGCGTGTAGAGGCCCGACTCGTCCGCGATAGCGCAGGTGAACGGCTGGCCTAGCTTGGACCTGGCCGCCGACGTGACGGGCACGATCTTGCCCTCATTCGGGAGACGCACGAAACCTTCACGGACGCGCACGAAGTCACCGAGCGGCCCGCTCTTAATCATGGCCTGCAACGGCTCGTAAACGTTCCGCGTCTGGTCCTCAGCGAAAGCCAGGAGGGCAATCAGGCTCTTGTCACGGGGGCGGCCCATGGCCTCGCCCGGCTCGTACCAGTATTCCCACCCGCACCCGCAACCGTGATCGGCGCACCTATATACGTCGCCGTCCTTCGCCCACCCGGCGAACATCGCCGGCCCCACGCCTTCCGCGAGCGCCACCGCCGCCGCGAGCGGCGACTTACCCGATTTCTGAGGGCCAACCCACAGGCTGCGCCGGTAGGTGAAGGGTTCCACCAGACGGTGCGGGTCCGATTTCGCGCTGGCCTTGATGCGGTAGTGGTTTGCGTTGCAAAACAACTGCCAACCATTCAGCACGAGCGGCTGATTGAAGTACACGCCCGAGGGGACAAGGCAGTGGGCCTCGATCCAATCCG